AACCAGAGCAGCTTGGTTTTTCCGTAACGCTTGCAAATGTCTGTGCAAAGCTCGATCAGTTTCGCATATACAGTATCGTTGAATGCATAAGGATGTGTGGCATCGCTGGCACACTCGATTGTGATCGCACGCTGGTCATTCGCATTAGAGGAAGAACACCAGGAACGGTTCTTTTCTTCCACATACATACCCACTCGACCATCCACGCCGATACCATACTGACAAGAAGCCTGTCGGGAAGTCGGAGCAAAAATATTACCCAGAGTCTCTACAGAGCACTGACCGACTACACAATGAGGCGTGATACGGTCGACGACATGGGTTCTCTGCCCGGAATGATTAGGACTTAACTTGGTATAGGATACCAAAGGGCTGTTACTCATTTTTCGTTTCCTCCTTCACGCTCTGAATCTGTTTCAGCATCTGAATAACCTTGTCATAACCGACCGTAGAGATCAGGAAGCCCAGATACATCAGAACGACGATCTCAACCCCAATCTTCATAGTAAAGACCGTGTCGGTCATGATAAGGTAAATCACGCTAACAGCACAGGCGATCAGGACGGACAGAACTGCCGCAAGAACATTAGAAGAATACTTGACCTTCGTTCCGTCAAGCAGCTTCTTAATGCCCTCCACTGTCAGATTCGTGATAACGGATACGATCAACAGTGCTGTAGTCAAAAAACTGATAGGCATAACTAAACCTCCTCATAATTCGTATTTTCTTCTGGTTCGCTTTCCTGCTTGAGTCGTTCTTCACGCTTTTCGAAGAATGTTTCGAAAAGGGCTTTGAAGAAGTAGCCAAGCATAACCCCGACAACGGTCGACGCTATTGTGCTGGAAAGCGATTCCGCAATTTGTACTTGCCCCATAAAGGCAAGTACATAAGACAGTTGCAAATCAATCAGTGAAACCATCAGAATGATTGCTACTGCTTTTTTGGTAAAAGTTTTAAGCCAGTTATTGTAAGGCTGCTTTTTATGGCAAACTCGCCTTAACATGCATTTTCGGCATCGTCTGTTCATTCAATCACCCCTTGGAGCCAAAGCGTTTTCGATTGGCAGCGTTGATAGCTGCGTTCCGATTCCACATTTCACGCTTACTTCTTCGCTTAGGTGGAGAGTTCTTGATATTACATACCCGTATGAGGGTCAGCAGTCTGTTCAAATGCCATTTTTGAAACTCCACAGGGATGTTATAAGAAATCATCCAGTAGTAAATAAGCTCCGACGTAACCGTTTCTTTATTACCTCTTGTCTGCTTATCCTCGATAAGGCAAGTAGCAGTCATAGGTGCTTCGATGTACGCATTGATGGCGGCGTAGTTTTCAGCAGACAGCCGAGTATATACTTCGGGATCGACATTCTGGGTTAAGGTCATACATCGTACATAATCAAGAATTTCCTCATCGGTTTTTTCTTGTTTTCCGAGAAATGCCTTGTTCCATTTGCTTTCCCATTTTGAAAGAGAGACTAAGGAATGCTCCAACTGCAAAGTCTGCTCTTTCTTGTAGACAAATTCCTCATGAATTTCATCCCAAAACTCGGCAGCCGGCACAGTAATTTTCAGCATTCCTTAGTCCTCCGAGCTTTCTTTAATTAGATGCGATGGGCGCAGCCTGCTTATTGCCGTTGGCACGCATCACACGGTTGACAAATTCGGATGCAGCGCCGGCATCGGTGACAAGCTTCTCAAACAGGACCTCATAAGCGGGAGTTTCCATAAAGCCTCTGGAAATTTCCTCGGACTTCATGAAGCGTCTGCCATCATCGCTCTTCTCGCCATAGGCAGTCTTAATAAAGTTCTCGAAGAACTCCATAATAAGCGCCCCATTCGGACTGGCAGCGATACTCTTGAGCTGAACATCGTAGCCACCCTTGGCACTCGCCTGCATCTTTACGATTTCAGGCTTGGACAGGTCGAAGTAGAAATCTTCGGTTCTCTGAACGCCATTCAGATCGGTATAAGTGATAGTTTCCTTAGTCATTGAATTTTTCTCCTTTCAAATTAAAAAAAGTAGGAGCCGCCAGCTTACCTGAATACGGCTCCATAATTATACAGATTAGCCCTGAGGATTCAGAGTCTTATCGAACAGTTCGATAATCTCATCGGGCAGAGGCAGACGAGGCTCGACACCATCGTTGCCGCCATCGGTGGTCGGGTCCTTACCGTACAGGATCTCTTCCAGCTGAGTCATGAACTCGGCACTAAACTTAGTGGAGTCAAAGGTCAGCGTGGCGGTCGGCTTCAGCTTCTTACCGTTGACCAGCTTGTTGATAGAGACAGGCGTGGTGCTGATTTCCCAGGACAGAGTAGCCGCCTCAGGACTGTCGTTGACAGTGCTGTAACCCTTTTCAGAAGGCGCTGCCAAACAACCATAAACCAGATGCAGCTTATAACCGTAATCGTTCAGATCGGTATCGTTACCCAGAATGGTACGATATGCCAAGCCGAAAGTCTTACGGGACTGCTGACCGGCGTACATACCGGGCATGATCTCAACGGAACCATCACACTCGGCAAACTCATCGGGGTACATATATGCCTCGACAGTAGCGCCGAACTCCTCGTTAGAAACCAGGTTGACATACTTGATGTTGTCAGCATAAATCGGGGAAGCCTCGGCCCCGGAAGGACTCTCGGTAACGGCAGTCAGACCATTCCATGCGACGCCCTTGTTATAAACGCCGCCGGTCTGCATCGGATAGAGAACGCCATGGTCACAGCCGGTTTCGTACAGGCGCTCGCCAGTTTTATCCCAAATGATTTTGGACATAAAGATATTCCTCCTTATCAGAAATAGAGCGAGAAATTCCAGTGATTCAGATTCTCGCTTGCATAATATCGTTCAAATCGGCAGGTAGGTATAGAAACCACCTTACCGACAAGCTCACTATCCGGGTCAGAGTCAATAATAGTGACTGAATAGTGCCTGTGAGATGAATAAACCCCGTTATCGGCGTGCACATTTTCGATATCATCAAGTGCATAAACGATAGCGGGGTATTTCATTTTTACCGACTCAGGAGGTTGAAAATACACATTTCTGCTTTCAAGGATTTTTTCCAGGAAAGTTTGCAGATTAAACCTGCTCGCCATTGTATACACCTCCCATAGTCAGTATAAGTCTTGGGTACTGAACTTCGACACTTGTGACTTTCCATTTAGCACCCATAAACTCAACATACCTCATCGAATGAAAATTCTCATTGGCAAATGGATCGGCTACGATACTGATCTCATTCGCAACATTGATGTTGTCGTTGAGTTGTTCCGCAGACTGAAGCCTACGGGTGTTACGGGTTAAATCACCATAGTACATACGCTCGATGATCTTCTCCGTCCAAACACCCGGCTTAGTCTCTTCCGTTACAGCATAGCCGATTACTCCATAAAATTTAGCCATTTTGAATTTTCACTCCTCGCTGAATTTAGCCGCCAATATTGGCAGTGACATCCTCTTCCAGAGCGATAGCAGACATGACACGAGTGTTGGCGCCGGAGCAACGAGTCTCCAACAGGCTCTTCTCCTGGTTGAAGTCGATATCGAAATCGGTGAAGTGAGTGATTTCGCCGCCCTTGGTAGCGCCCAGAGAATAATCAGCCAAGTTGACCATCAGACCCAGAAGCTTCTTGGTCTTGCTGTCCGTGGTAGTACGAGTCTTACCCTCGAACTGTTCGGCGGTGATGATCTGTCCAACATTCAGAGCCGCAGCCAGATCGCTGACCTTGTCATAAATGCGGCGTCCATTCAGGTCACGGGCAAGCAGCATGACATTGACCAGATGAGGCGTGCAGTAGAAGTCGGGAGTGCCGGAACCCTTATACTTCTCACGAGCATACAGCAGAGACTGAATCACGGCTTCTGCGTAAATGTAATTCTCGCCGAAATTAGCGGAAGTGTTGGTACCCTGAAGCGTGCTCTTCATGCCGGCAATGTCGACATCAGCATGAATGGTGTACAGCTCGTCATCCAGCCAAATCGGGCGGATCTTATCCTCAGCGATCTTACCATCAGCACCGACCTCACGACCATCACCGATCATGATAGCCGTAGCCAGTTCCTCATTCAGATTCATACGGTCAATACCATACAGGTACTGCACCACATCGAAGTCCTGAATATCGATGATGTCGTCACGATCAAGCTTACTCTTTACATACACGGTCTGAGGATCAGTCGTTCTGTGGAGCAGCTGAATATTGCCAACATAACCCTTCTGGGCACCCTTCTTATAACCCTTGGCACGGAGAGCCTCGATGTTACGCAGATCAGCCTGGCGGGTACGGATACGGGAGATAGGGCTCTTATGAACCTTCTTCAGAACCTCGTTTACCCACCCCTGGTCAGTGGTAAGCAGTTCGGGAGCACCGGGATGAACATCCTTGTACTCGGGGAACAGGGTTTCAATACCATCGATGCCATGAGCCAGAACACTGTCAGGATTCTGCTCTGCGTAGATGTCCATAGCAGTACGAAGACTGCCGACGCTGTTGGACTTAGCCATAGAAATGATGCTTGCCTGGTCAGCATGAGACAGAACCTCGGTCTTCTTCTGCTGATCGTTGTCAAAGACATTGTGTTTCATTGTGTTATCCTCCTTATTGGATTCAGATTTGTTGTCGGAATCATCCTTGGATTCCTTTTCGGGTTCGCCTTCGAGAGCCTGTGCGATAAGTGCATACATGACATTCTGCTGCTTCTCAGACATGGAATCGATCACATCAGCAATCGTCTCTTCATTGTCCTTCTTCTCTTCCTTGTTTTCAGCAGGCTTGTCCTCTTTGGAATCCTTCTTCTTTTCCTCGTCTTCTGGATCATCCTTAGACTCCGCAGAATGAGAAAGACAGAGAGGCATTCCGGTATAGATGATAGCTTCATCGTCGGACATTTCGCCGTGCTTCAGCATAGAATCAATAAATGCAC